TTCCTTCTTTCTGATTAGTTTTATTTTAATTTTTTATTAATGATTTTATGAAAGAAATTTTTGTGTTTCTTTCGTTGAATTAAATATATCATTTTATGTTTTAAAAAACAACTACTTTTTTAAAGATTTTTATAAAAGATTTAAATGAATGAAAAATATCATAATAAATAAACCAAAAAAGATAAAACAAAACTAGTTTCTTCTATTATATAGTGAAAAAAATAAAAATAATAAATAAAAATTAAAAACACTATAATAGAAGAAAAAAGTTTAACTTTAAATTATATCATAAAATATTACTTTTCGTCAAGAAATATTTGTTGACTTTATTAGATTCATAGATTAAGATGAATAATATAAGTCAGAAGAGACTTATTGAATGAGTCTGAAAAGACTTAGAAATAAAATGAAAGGAAGTTATCGTATGAAATTAACAAAAGAACAACGCAATGAAATGTTACAAGAATTGTTGAAAGGTGAAGTAGACGAAAAACGTGTAAGTGAAATCGTAGATTCTATTTCTGAAGATTATGCAGTATATGACACAAACTATGAAAAAACTGTTAAATTAAATGAAGATTTAATGACTTCTAACACGAAATTACGTGAATCGAATGCGCATTGGTTTAATAAAGTAACTTCACAATCTCAATCAGAAGAACAACAAAAAGAACAACAACAAGAACAAGCGAAAAAAGAGCGCACTTTAAGTGATGCTTTACAAGGAAAATAAACTACCTAAAACAAAAAATAAAACATACTAATGAATGTAGTAAGATATCTATCTTATTTCAGATAAATAATATAATAGTAGAAATGAGGAAAAAGAAATGGCTAAAATTAGCATGAACGATGTTAATGGATTGTTGGGAGCTGAAACAACTGCTGACACATTAAATATGATTCGTAATGAATTAGGTGGAGCGTATGCAAAAGCAGTTCCAGTAGCTGACGAGCGAAATATTGGTGAAGTTGGTATTGGTATTAACTCTTTACCTGAACACCGTAATAGTTTTTTAAATCAATTGGTAGATCGTATTGGTTTAGTTGTTATTAAACATAAATCATTAAACAATCCACTTGGTAAATTCAAAAAAGGAACAATGCCTTTAGGTTACACAATTGAAGAAATTTATACAGATATTACAAAAGCTAAGAAATTTGATCCTGCTGATGCGGAATCTACTCTTTATAAACGTGAAATTCCTGATACAAAAGCATTCTTCCATCAACGTAATCGTGAAGACTTCTACGAGCAAACTGTTTCACAGGCTGAATTAAAAGCGGCGTTTGTTTCTTATCAGAATTTAGATAACTTTGTTACTGGTATTTTTGAAGCTCTTTATAACTCTGCTGAAGTTGATGAGTATTTATACATGAGAAAGCTAATCGATGAGTTTTACGCAAAAGGCTTCTTCCATCATGTAAAAGTAGAAGCTCCTACTGATGAAGCTTCGGGGAAAAAATTAGTAAAGAAAATCCGTGCAACGGCTCGTAAATTAACACTTGGTATGGGTTCTCGTAAATATAATCACACAGGCGTACATACTCGATCAGAAATTGAAGGTCTACATTTATTTATTACGGCTGATACAGAAGCGGAAATTGATGTTGAAGTTTTAGCGGCAGCATTCAATATGGGCAAAGCTGATTTCATGGGTAAAGTAACGGTTATTGATGAATTTGCTGATCCGACAATACAAGCGGCTCTTGTTGATGAAGATTGGTTCATGTGTTACGACAATAACATTGAAATGACAAATGTGTATAATGCAAAAGGTTTATACTGGAATTACTTCTACCATGTATGGCAAACTCTTTCTTGCTCAACTCTTGAGAATGCGGTTGTATTTAGTACGGCTGATGCACCAACACCAACAGAACCAAAAGCAACAATTGATCCAAAAACTGCTAGTGTAAAAGCTGGTGAATCAACAACATTTTCTGGAACAACTGAAGGTGAAGGAACAGTAACTGAAAAGAAATTTGAAGTAACAGGTGGAACAAAAGCAGGAACAAAAATTGATTCTGCAACAGGTAAATTAGATGTTGATGCAACTGAAGAAGCAGGAACAGATAAATTAACAGTAACATTCTCTGCTAAAGTTGGGGAAACAGTTGTTTCTGATACTGCAAAAGTAACTGTGACTGCTCCCTAAGATTCCCAAACCAACAATTAATCCTGTTTCAGTAGGTGAAAATATTCATGTTACTGGAACAGGTATTCCTAACTATTGGATTCATTTAAAACATGAACAAGTTAGTGGTGGAGGATCGGGTGATGTCTTCCAAATTGAAGGTGATGGGACTTATAGAAGTTTAAACACTTTAATTCATGTTTCTATAGGAGATATTATTAAAGTTGCTCAATCAAAATATGAATTTGACAATGAAAATTTATGGTCAGATTTCGAAATGTATGAAGTGAAATAGAAAGGAGCGTCTAAAATGGCAGTCGTACCAGTTAGTGGGAGCAACGTCTTTTTTAAAAAAGGCGTTCCCTTTTCTAATGATTATAAAAATACAAGATGGTTTGACAATAGAAATGATCAATTTGTTTATTTCAGTGGAAGACCGACTGTTCATTCTATGGGAGAAGTAACGTTTGTAGAAAATAATGGAAAATCTTATGTTTCAGCAGATGCAAGTATTGATAGTTTACGTGATGTTAGCTATATGATGTTTCAGAATGCTGAATACAATAACAAATGGTTTTATGCTTTTGTTACAAAATTAACACGAAAAAATAGTTCCACTACTTATGTATATTTTGAAATCGATGTCTTACATACTTGGATGTTTGAAATGAAATTCCAACCTTCTTTTGTGGTGAGAGAACATTGTCCTTTATGGAATAGTGATGGAAGTCCTGTTGTAAACACAATTGATGAGGGACTTAATTACGGTTTAGAATATGATGATGTGTATTTAAACCATTATGTGCCGAATAAAGGTGTTAAATGGATGGTTGTTATTGCAAAAGAATTAATGCATGGAACAAATGCTAAAAAATCAGAGGCAACTTATACAGGTATTGCGCAACCATTTAGTTATTATATTTTACCTTTTACAATAGATGGAGAAGGAATAAGCTATATGCAAGGTGAAGAAGATAGTCCATTAGCTACCCCTGAAAAGTTTTTAACAGAAATTTATGGTTTAGAAGGTGCTACAAATAATATTGTTTCTATCTTTATGACTGAAAGTATTGGTTGCCCAATTGAAGTAAGAGGTGGGGGAGAACTACCTTTAAATATAAGATTCACTGAAAGCGATCAGAAATTTGAGTACACATCTATTGGTGAAGCTGGAAAACAATTATATGTGTTATATGTAAAAGATGTTAAACGTTTTAAAACAGAAACATTTACATTGGGTTCACGTTATGATGGTATCCCTAGTTATTCAGAAAGTAAGTTATATATGTATCCTTATACTTTATTAACAATGGATGATATGAAAGGTAATCATTCTACTTATAAATTAGAATACATTTATCAATCAAACTTGAATCTAAATTTAAAGGGAAGTATTGGAACAAGTAACAATGTTACATATTCTATTCAAGATTATAACAATAAAACAGAATCTACGAATCATTTAGATAATCAATATGGAATTGTAAATATTAACCCAAATGATATACCTGTTATTACAGAATTAATTTCAGCTTACTTGCAAGGAAATAAAAACTCATTAGAAAACCAAAAACAACAAATTATTTTTAATGGGGTTGCTGGTGTTGGTCAAAATATTTTAGGTGGAGCAAGTTCTGTTATGCAAGGTGGAGCAGGTGGAATCATGGGAGCGGCACAAAGTGGTGTTTCCGCAGTTAAAGGCGCAGGTAATACTGTATTAGCTTTACAAGGATTAGAAGCGAAACAACAGGATATTTCAAATGTTCCTCCACAATTAAATAAAATGGGATCAAATAACTCTTATAGTATGGGGCATCGTTATGATGGTGTAACATTAATTAAGAAAACTTTAAAACCTGAATACAGAAGAAAACTAGAAGATTTCTTTAAAATGTTTGGCTATAAAAAGAATGAAGTTAAACTACCGAATTTTCATACAAGACAAAATTGGAATTATGTTGAGACAAAATCTTGTAATATTGTTGGTGATTTTAATACAGAAGACATGAATGAGTTGAAATCGGTATTTGATAGAGGAATTACTTTATGGCATACAAATGATGTTGGAAATTATTCTTTAAGCAATGAGGTGATATGATGTTTAATCAAATTAGTATGTATATGAATCCAAATCAGATACAAGAGAATGTTGGAAATTTCTATTATTGGCATTATGCTAAATATTTAAGTCAACTTACATTCCAGTTATTTGAGTGGGAAAACTTGCCTGACACAGTTGATCCTCGTTATATGGAAATGATGATTCATACACATGGTTATGTTGGTTTTTATAAAGATAAAGATTTAGGATATATGGCGGTAAATGGAACAGCTGGTACACATATTAACCGATATTTACAACCAACTAAGTTTACAACGGCAACACCTGATTATGAAAATCGTAAATTTGAAATTTATAATTTTGGAGACAATCTTGAATTAATGGATAGAGATAAAACAGGTGTAGTTGTTTGGAACAATGATTTGCATATTCCTACTATGGATAGTGTGATTATGTTCGCTAAAAAATTAGCAAATGCAATGGAATTAATTGATATCAATTTAAACGCACAGAAAACCCCAGTATTGATAAGCGCTGAAGACACAAATAAATTTTCTCTTATGAATATCTATAACCAATATGAAGGAAATGCTCCTGTCATTGTTGCAAATAAACATTTTGATCCTAATTCTATTAAAGTGTTTAAAACAGATGCTCCATTTGTTGTTGATAAAATTAATGACCAAAAGAATGCGTATTGGTCTGAATTTCTTACTTATCTTGGTATTCGTAATGTTGCGATTGATAAGAAAGAAAGATTAACAAGTGCAGAAGCTACTTCAGGAGACGAAAAAGAACAAGCATCTGAAAACATTATGTTGAAATCGCGTTTAGAAGCTAGGGATAGGATTGTCCAATTATATCCTGAATTAGAAGGTTTGAACGTGAAAATGAGAACTGATAATCTACCGTTTGAAATTTTAAATAGTGAATTTGAGGAGGATGAAGAACATGGCGTTGTATAGTGATGAACTTTATAATTATATAGACCACTTTTCACAATACGATTATCCTCCTAAATCTATTAAAGAAAAAATAGAGATTGGCACACCTCATTTATTTGATTTTGATTATCCTTTCTTTGACGAATCAAAAAGAAAAGAATTTGAAAGAAAATGGGTTAGACGTTTCTATATGACGGAAATAGGTTTCGAAACGATTGAGTTATTCAAGTTTCATTTAGAAAATTGGATGAATGAAAAAATGCCTTATTACAATCAACGTTTTAGAAGTGAACTAATTCAATTTGATCCACTTATGAATACTGTTATGGATCGAACAAAAGACCATACAACGGATGGAACTCGTAATGATAATATTGATAAAGTTGGAAATAAAAATGGTACGTTTCATATTGACACAAAAGATAATGGAAGTTTTGAAACAAATACTCAAAATGATGGAACAACCCATAATGAAACAACTGGTAATATTGTAAGTGACGGAACAATTGATAATAACGGCACATCTAAATCAGACACAACAGGAACGAAAAAAGGTAACAATAAAAACACAAGTGATGGAAATGATTTTGCACGTGTGTTAGAAGAGGATACACCTGACGGTCGGTTAGATATCACAACAGAAGATGGCAAAGGAATTATTCGTTATGCATCAAAAATAAATGAGAATACAGGAAAAAATCATAACGAGGAAAATATCAGTATTGATGAAAACACATCATCTAATACAAACGGTAATACAACCGATAAATCTGTTACTCATGATGAAGCGAATTCTAAAACAACAAGTGATGGAACATCAAAAGATGTTGGCAAAGCAAATGGAACAAACGAAAATAGTGGTTTCCAAGATGGTAGAAACAATGAAGACACTACTGGAAATCAAAAATTAGATCAAAAAACAAATGAAACTGGAAATGTGAAAGAACACTATTTAGGTAAAATAGGTGTAGAAACATATTCAGAAATGCTAAATAAATATAGAGAAACATTCATACGAATTGAAAGTGAAATTTATGAAGAATGTAGAAAAGATTTATTTATGCTTGTTTATTAAAAATGGAGGTAAAAACTATGAATCAATTCCCTTATTTAAATCAATTTCCTATGCAGTCTTATGGTAGATATTTACCTTCAGCTTATGACAATTCTACAAGCATTTATCAACAGGTTATTAGATTGATTGAACATGTAAATCAACAAACGAAATTAACAAATAGTTTAATTGAATATTTAAATGAATTTATTAGGACTTTTGATGAAAAATTATATAGAACAGTTGGCGATGTTTTAATCGAGTGGGAAAAAGATGGTAAACTAGCTGAAATCGTTGCCAATTCCTTAGTTGGATTTAAAAATGTATATCAGTTTGGAACTAAAGGAAATGGAATAGATGACGATCATGATGCTTTACAAAAGGCTTTAGATCAAAAAGGCTATTTATATATTCCTAAAGGTGTATATCGAACAACAAAAAGATTATACATTTTTAATGATACCCATATTTATTGTCATCCTGATGCTAGAATATGGTTGGATGGTGATGATTATACAATTGCACAGAATGGTAAACCTAATGATTGTTTTAGTGGTTATAATGGTAATGGTAATATCACTATTGAGGGTGGTCTTTGGGATTGTGGCGGAAGTGATGATCCTAATTTCAAATCTTTACGTGCTGGATTTATGTTTGCTCATGGTGAAAACATCACATTTAGAAATGTAACGATTGACAATGTATATGAAGTTCATCACATTGAAATTAACTCAAGCAAAAATGTTTTAATTGAAAATTGTAATTTCTTAAAATTTTACGGTGGTAGAACTTTTGCAGAGGCAATTCAAATTGACGGTGCTTTTAATGATGCGAATTTTCCTCCTTTTGGTACTTGGGATAATACTCTTTGTAATGGTGTAACGGTTCAAAATTGTTATTTTGCAAATCATGGTGCTGGTATTGGGACACACGTAACCAAAGCTTCAATGTGGCATGAGAATATTAATATATTATACAATAAATTCGAGAATTTGAAAACACATGCTATTCATCTTCAAAATATGAAGGAAGTAAATATTATTGGTAATAATGGTAAAAACATGCAAACTGGGGTTTTATTAGAAGGATGTTATGATGTTATTGTTAGCGACAACACATTCAAAGATTGTTCTGGTAGTGGATTGCAGTATGCAAATTGTACGTTTGTTAGAAGCGAATATAACACAATTGGACGTTGTGCAAATGGTACAACTCAATATCAAGGAAGTAAACAAAATACATATGTAGGAAATAGAATTTCAGATTGTACTGCAAATGGTTTAAACTTTACTGGTGGTGATCTTGAGTTAATTGAAGGAAATAGCGTTGTAAATTGTGCTTCACATGGTATTTTCTTACATGACACTGTTACAAAAACTATTGTAAAAGATAATATTTTAAAAGATAATCAGTTGTCTGGTATTTCAATGAATGCTGTAACCCTTACAAAAGTTAAAGATAATATTGTTGAAGGTAATGGTAAAAACGGTATTAATGCGAATATAAATATTTTGCAAAATTGTGATTATAATGTTTTAGAAAGAAATATTCTTAGAAAAAATAATATTAGCAAATTTAATATTGCCGTAGATGTGAATGCTGGTCAAAACAATGAATTAAATTTAAATGATGATGAGGACGGAAACGCATTAGCTAATAAAGTTATTCTAGTTACAAGGAATAAAAAAGAACTAGAATTAAAAAATGATTGGACTAATTTTGACGAAAATGTGAAAATGTCTTATCAGGTAGACGGTAATCAGATTCTATTATCAGGTGTTGTTAAAGTTGGTAAGTTAGGTGGAACAGATACTGATGATGTTATGGTATGTCAACTACCTGTTATTGCTAGACCACGACAAGCACAATTTTCTGTTGTTGGTGGTACTGGTGGCGGAGCATCTGATTTTGCACGTGTAAACATCTTCCCTTCCGGACGCATTGTTGTTCCTACAGTTGGTGAAATGACAGCTATTGACTTTAGTAATATTAAGTTGGTTATTCGTTAATGAAAGAAGGTATGAAATCCGTGGGAGCAAATGGAAAACAAAATTCCATGTTCCCTATGGATGTTATGTATATCACACAAGGCGAATCAGGTGACTTTTCACATAGTAAAGCAAAAGCAATAGATTATATTCATTTAACAAAATCGGGTGTAAGAACAAAACAAGCTTGGTATTATGCTCCATGTGATATGACTGTTATTCAACAAGGTTCAGCAGGTACAATGTGGGCTAGTGATGATGAAGTTAATACACCAAGCGGAACAAAAAGAATGGTTTATATGTTTTGGCATGATAATAATCACGGGCAATATACTGTCGGAATGAAAAGAAAACAAGGTGAAAAATGTGGTCAGACTGGAACGGCGGGGTTTGCTACTGGTGATCACTTACATATTGAAGTTATGAATGGTTCTGTTTTTGATAAAAGTAAAGCGATTCATAATTGGGAAGCATTTTTTATAAATGATACTGAAATTGTTGTTGATTTTGGTTACACATGGGTTAATACGAACGATCAAACTGGAATTGATAATGGAACTTGTCAACCACCTAGTAATAGTGGTAATGGAACATTTCAATTAAATGAAAAAGTTAATCAAAAAGTAAGGAATTATGAACCACAAGTGAGAGCAGAATGTAAAACGCAAGGTGTTGAAGATGCAACGATTCCATTACTTGCTTTAATGATGGTTGAATCAGGTGGAGAGGGTGGAGACCCTATGCAAAGTTCTGAATCTATGAACAAACCCATGAATTGGATTAAAGACCCTGCACTTAGCATACAACAAGGTGTTAAACATTTTAAAGAATCTTTAGAAACAGTTAAACAATTTGATTGTGACATATGGACCGTTTTCCAACAGTATAACTATGGAATTGGTTATGCTAAATATGTTGGAGCTAGAGGAAAGAAACATACTCTTGAATTATCAATGGAATATTCTAGAACAGTTGTTGCACCAAGTTTAGGGAATACATCAGGAATAAAAGTTCCTTATGTGAATGAAATATCTGTTGCTTTGGGTGTTCCTTGGCGTTACTTGAATGGTGGTAATTTTCATTATGCTAGTATGATTCAATATTACACAACTGGTGATGGTGCTATTAATTCATGTGGTGGAGATAATACTGGACAAGAAGATAAAGAAAAAACGAAATTAAATGATTATATTAAACAATTATTATCTAATCAGGTTAATGGATGGGAAACGAATACTGTTAAATTTTATAGATAGAAAAGGGAGATTGAATGAAATGGGTGAAATGACTATGCAAGATATAATGAATTTTGTTGTTAATAATGGTTTTGCAATGTTTGTTGCTTACTATTTTATGAGCACTGTTACTAAAGTTTTACAACAAAACACGCTAGCTTTAAATGAATTAAAAACAACAAATGACATGATTTTACAAAAGTTAGATGCGATGGAGGGTTGAAGATGGGAAATATTATTGATATATCTAAATGGAATGGTGATATTGATTGGAATATTGCTAAACCGAATATAGATTTTATTATTGCTAGGGTTCAAGATGGTAGCAACTATATTGATCCGAAATATAAAAGTTATGTTGAAGATATGAATAAAAGAGATATTCCTTTTGGTAATTATGCTTTCTGTCGTTTCGTTTCTGTAGAAGATGCTAAAATTGAAGCTAGAGATTTTTATAATCGAGGAGATAAAAATGCAACTGTTTGGGTTGCTGATGTAGAAGTAAAAACAATGGATGATATGAGAGAAGGTTCACAAGCTTTCATTGATGAATTAAGGAAATTAGGTTGTAAAAAGATTGGTTTGTATGTTGGTCATCATATGTATGAATCTTTTGAAATGAATCGTGTTCAAGCTGATTTTGTTTGGATACCTCGTTATAGTGGAAATAAGCCGAATTATCCGTGTGATATATGGCAATACACTGAAACTGGTTATGTTAATGGTGTTGGTAAATGTGATTTGAATTATTTAATTGGTGGTAAGAGTCTAGAATGGTTTACTGGAAAAGAAGAAGTAAAAAACCAAATTCAAAACACTTATGATTCTAGTTGGTTTACAAAACAAGATGGTGTGTTTACTTCTGATAGAAATATTAAGGTGAGAAAAGAACCATCGACAAATAGTGAACATATTCGCACTTTAGAAAGCGGGAAAGATTTTACATATAATTCTTTTGGATATGAAAAAGATGGCTATGTTTGGATTAAAGGTGTTGATGGAACTTATCTTGCTACTGGTGAAACAAGCGATAGTAAACGTTTAAATTATTGGGGTAGTTTTAGATAAATGTTTCATGTGAAACAATGGGCGGGGAATGTTAGTGTAAAAATTTTAACCCTCCCTAAATATTTTTTAATAAATAGATAAAATTTAAATATAGAACAGTTTTAAAGAAAACGGAAACATATAAAAATAAAAATAATTTATAATAAATCATAAATAAAAATTTTTCATTTAAAATTCTAATTTTTGAAATTTTTAAAACGGAATTAAAAATATAATAAAGGGGAGTGGTTCTGTTATGACAACAACTTTGTTTGATTTTGAACAAGAACAACAAATTAAAAAAGAAGGTAAAAAAGAAAAAGTAAATAACAAATTAGATAAAGATAAATTAAAAGATTTATATTATAATCCGCAACAAATGTTAAGTTATAACAGAATCATGAACTTCGTTATTGCGGCTAGGGGCATAGGGAAGACTTTTGCGATGAAGAAATATTGTATTAATCGTTTCTTAAAAACAGGTGCTCAATTTATTTACTTAAGAATGTATAAAACAGAATTAAAGAAAATCGATCAATTATTTAATGATGTTGCTCAAGAATTTCCTGATACTGATTTTAAAGTAAAGGGAAAGGAGTTTTATATAGATGGTCAGTTGGCGGGATTTGCAGTTCCGTTGAGCGCGTGGCAAAGTTTTAAAGGTAATTCATTCCCGAATGTTGAGACTATTTTATTTGATGAATTTATTCGTGAGAAAGATAATGTTGGTTATCCCCCAAACTGTGTGGAAGCTTTACTTAATATTATAGATACTGTTATACGTAATCGCGACAATTTTAGATGTGTGTGTCTTAGTAACTCAGTTTCTGTTGTTAATCCGTGGTTCTTATATTTTAATATTCTTCCTGAACCTGATAAAGATACAGGCGAGTTTAAAAGATTTTATTCATATGGACATTATGTATTAGAAATACCAAAAGGAAATGATTTTAAAGAAGAAAGAATTAAAACTCGTTTTGGTGCTATGATTAATGAATTAGATTATGGGCGTATGAGTTTAGACAATGAATTTACACATGATGTTGATACATTTGTAATGAGAAGACCTAAAACCACAATACACTTCTGTAACGTTACTTATAAAGGATTTACAATGGGAATGTGGGTTGATACGAAAAGTGATTTTATGTTCTTGAGTCAAGATCACGACCCATCATGTAAAAAATCATTTGCACTTAGTAAAGAAGATATGAATGAAAATCGTATACTTGTTAATAGCTATAGAAGTGAAATTTATCTAGATAAAATGGTAAGAGCATTTAAGAAAGGTTTGTTAATGTTTGATAATCAAATTATTAGACAAACTAGTTATGAAATGTTTAAGCGAATGGGTGTACAGTAAAAGCGGAATTACGTAGAGATTAAAACAAAGACCAAGATATAAAATATATAAAAGATATAAAATAAATATATTATAAAAAGGATATAATAAAAATATCTAAAACATATTAAAATACATAGGATACCGTAGAACCTTAATATATCATAAAAGAAAAAACCCTTCCTTAATTGGAGGGGTTAAAATATTTTTCCATACATTCTTTTGAGTGAAACCAACTGTCATAACCTTTATATTCTACATACATAGT